GTAAATCATATCGCTAAAACAGAATTAATCAGAGACCCTGATTCATTCGCAGACGTTGTCAGAGGACTACACGTTTTTGGAAGAAAAATCCTTAGAAGTGAAGCAGTTCAAAGAGGCGTTATAACAATAGGTTAATCCTAGGAGGATAATAGAAAACTATGGCAAACTATAATGTAACGGGTGCTGGTGGAACTACTGGACATCCTGCTAATGGCAGAACACCTTACTGGGTAGAAAATACTATTGATGTAGCACAAATCAATGGAGATTCAGGAGCAGCACAGAACGATATACTTAGATGTATTGATGTTCCTGCTGAAACTGTTGTACTTCACGCTAGTATGGAAATTTTAACTCAATTTTCAAATAGTGTTACTCTAGATTTGGGTATGACTCAAGTATCTGGAAACCCTGCAACAGACGTTGACGTATTCGTTGACGGTGATGCAAAGGAAGTTGGCTACTCGGCTATGACTGCAACTGCAAGACCAACATTTGCAGTAGCTGGAACTATAGACATTAAAGTCTTAGATGCAGCAGCAGCAGCTGGTAAAGTAAGAGTCTGGGCTATTATGTGTGATGTATCTACTTTAGATGCAGACACTGATAGAAATACAGATGCTCAACACGATACCGCAGTATAATAAATAATACAACTGAGGGGGAGTAATCCCCCTTGGTATAATTCCCTCAGAATTAAACGGAGATATAATGGCAATTCATAACTTAACTCAAAAAACAAAAGCAAGTACAGGAATGATATTTGGAAGTAAAGAAACTAACTCTGAGGCAAAATTAAAATTTTTAGAAAACAGAATTAACGATCAAGAAGAAAAACTTAACAAAATTATAGAGTTATTACAGAATGGCAACAACTTACCTAACACTAACAAATAGAGTTCTTAGAGAACTTAACGAAACAGAATTAACTTCAAGCACATTTTCTTCTAGTAGAGGTGTGCAGACTGCTATTAAAGATTTTGTAAATAAAGGTATTCATGATATTTATAATGAAACAGGAGAGATACCATTATTGTATTCAAGAACATCTCAAGATTTAACTGTTGGTGACAATGAATATGATTTCCCAACTGATTTTAGAAAAGCAGATATGGATTCATTTGTTTTAAAACCAAGAGAATTAGTAACTAATGGTGAGTTTGCATCTAATATAACTAGTTGGACTACTGGAGATGGGTCACCATCACATACATCAAGTGGTAATGGTAGATTAAATTTAAATGATGCAGCAGCTTATCAAGCTATTAACACTACAGTTAATAAAGAATATAAAATACAAGTTAGAGTTTTAAGTCCAAATAGTTCATCAAGTGGATTAATTGTTAGAGTTGGAACATCTGCAGGTGGAACACAAAATTTAAATACAACACAAGCTGTAACTAATTTTAGAGAAGGTGCTATACTAAACACAACATTTACAGCTACAGCACAAACATCATACATTTATGTAGAATCAGATAGTGTTCAATTAGATGTAGATTATGTAAGAATATCTAGAAATGATATAGCATTAAGAAAATTAGCATATATATCATATGATAATTATTTACAAACTTATAAAGTAACTGATGATACAAATAATAAAGGTAATTACTCAGCACCATTAAGAGTTTATATATTACCTGATCATTCTGCATTTGGTGTAAGTCCAAGACCAAATACTAGTGAGTATACAGTGCATTATGATTATTATACTACACATACAGATTTATCTTTACATGGTGATAATATGACTTTACCAGATAGATTTAGTACATTAATTGTAGATAGAGCTAAGTATTATACATATATGCTTAGATCAGATCCACAGCATGCTCAGTTAGCAGATAGAGATTTTCAAAGAAAACTAAGATTATTAAAAGTTGATTACGCTACTAAAAATGATTATATGCGTAGTGACACAATTGCAGAAAGTATTGCTACAAGTATAGGAGGTAGAGTATCATAATGGATAAAGATAAAAAGATACAAGAGCCAGAAGATAACATGAGATATGCTGAAAAAAAAGCTGTCAGAATGATGAATAATGGTTTAAATAATCAAGATGATTCTAACTTATTAAAAAGAGAAAAAAAAGATTTTGAATTACTAAAAACAAAAGAATCAAAAAGTGATACATTTGGACCACTAACAAATAGCGAAACAGAAAGATTACAAAATTTATCTATAAAAAGAGAAAAAGATAAAGATGCCAACTACTGATTTAATATCACCTTTTGTAGTAAGTTGTGCTGGGGGTTTAACATTGAACAAAGATGTGTTCTCAATGTCTCCTGGTGAAGCACTTATATTACAAAACTTTGAACCTGATATAAAGGGTGGATACAGAAGAGTTGGTGGTACAGCTTTATTTAATACTACTATAGTGCCAGAAGGTTCAAGTAATACTAGTAAAGTAGTAGATTGTTCTATAATATTTAATGGGCAGGTTATTGTTGCACGAGGTGGTGATATACATAGAGGCACAACTTCTGGAAGTTTTACATCACTAACAACTGGCCTAGGTACATCAAGTAGAGCATACGATTTTGAAAAATTTAATTTTGATGGTACTGATAAACTAATTATTGCAACAGGACATTCACCTGCACAAATAATTAATTCTAGTTTTGCAGTTGATGTTGTTAATGCTACAGGTGGTGGAACAGCACCTACTAATCCTAAATTTGTAAAAGCATTTCAAAACCATATGTTTTATGCTGGTGGGTCTAACTCACAAGAAGTTATATTTAGTGTACCGTTTGCAGAAGATAATTTTACATCCGCTAGTGGTGCAGGATCATTTAAAGTTGACTCTACTGTTGTTGGATTAAAAGTATTTAGAAATGAATTAATCGTATTTTGTGAAGATAGAATATATAAATTAACAGGTACGACAGTTAGTAATTTTGCAGTTCAAGAAGTTACAAGAAATATTGGATGTAGAGATGCTGGTAGTATTCAAGAGATTGGTGGTGATGTTATATTTTTAGCACCAGATGGTTTAAGAACTATTGCTGGTACATCTAGAATTGGTGACGTTGAACTAGGGTCTATATCTAGACAGATACAGTCTAGAATTGATGATATAGGATTAGATAGAATATCATCTTTAGTTATTAGAGATAAATCACAATATAGATTATTTTATCCTGAAACTACTAAACCGCAAGGGTCATCAAAAGGAGTTATAGGAGTGCTAAAAAGTAATCCTAATACAGGAAATATTGGTTTTGAATATTCAGATATGGTAGGTATTAAACCTTCATGTGCAGATTCAGATTTTATTAGTAGTACAGAGACACAAGTATTCGGAGGTTTTGATGGTTTTATTTATAAAATGGAAACAGGAAATACGTTTGCTAATGGATCTACTAACTCTACAATATTAGCAGTATTTAGATCACCAGATATGGTTATGGGTGATCCAGGTGTTAGAAAATATATGCAAAGAGTTAATTTAAATTATCAAGGAGAGGGTACAACTGTATCAGCAGACCTAGCAGTTAGGTATGATTATGATGATCAAAATAGTCCTCAACCAGATAAAATATCAATAACATCAGGTGGAGGTGCAGCAGTTTATGGAGTTGCCCAATACAATAACGCAACATATAATGCATCAGGTATACCTTTAATTAGACAATCAGTAGAAGGTTCAGGATTTGCAGTTGCATTAAAAATTGACGATCAAAGTAGTTCAGATGCCTTTTCAATAAAAGGATTTCAACTAGAATTTACCCCAGGAGGAAGGAGATAATGGCAGGCTATTCGGCAAGACAATCAACATTTACATCAGGTGATACTATCACTGCGGCTCATACTAATGATGAGTTTAACCAATTATTAGCCGCATTTAATGCATCTACAGGACACACGCATGATGGTACTGCGGGTGATGGTGGACCTGTAACTACTCTTAGGGATGCGGATGCTTTAAATAAAGTATTAGTTGATACAACAAACAATCATTTAGAATTTTATGTAGAAGTATCTTCAGCTGCTGTACAGCAGTTAAGAATACAAGATGGTGCTATAGTACCTATTACAGATGATGATATAGACTTAGGAACTTCCTCTCTTGAATTTAAAAATTTATTTATAGATGGTACAGCTAATATAGATACATTAGCAGCTGATGCTATAAGTTTAGGTGGCACAACTATTACATCAACAGCGGCAGAGTTAAATTTAGTTGATGGTATTACAGCAGGAACTGTTTCAGCCTCATTAGCTGTAATTGTAGATTCTGATAAAGACATAACAGGTTTTAGAAACATAACTTTAACAGGCGAGCTTGACGCAGCAACTTTAGATATTTCTGGAAATGCAGATATAGATGGCACATTAGAGGCAGACGCTATTACAATTGGCGGTACAACTTTAGCAGAAACTATTTCTGATACAGTTGGTGCTATGGTATCATCAAATAC